ATATTAGTAAGTTCTGGACCTACTCTGCCTTGTATCATAGCTAAAAATCTGTCAATTGTAGCCACATCTTGTTGATGTTGTGCTTGTGCTAATGGGCTAGAAGATTGTATTTTAATCTCTCTACCATTTATTGTAGGTATTTTAATTCTACCTTGCTTTTTAAGAATATATACTACTCTTTGTAAAACAGGAGCTACCATTTCTGATTGTAATCTGCCAAAAGCAGCGCCTATTTGTCTTGATAAATCTGCTTGTCTTTCAGCTACTTCAGTAGCAGACATAGGAGTTTTTTCATTTGGATTGCCTAACATATCGTTATATAAGGCTTTCTTAATATTGGTTCTCATATCATTGAGTACTAAATCAGATATATTAAAATTACCAGATGGAGCTACTGGAGTAAGTCCTTGTGACCCAGCAGCCTTTGGTATAATAGTTCCAGGTATTAGTTGTATATTATCTACGTTAATAACTCCATCATCTTCTACCTGATACATACCTGATATAGACATTTGAGCGTTTTCTAATATTAATTCTACTACTAAATTAGCTGTTTTAATTGCTGGTAAAGCTAATTGTAATGGTCCACGACCATAAGTTTCTCCAGCACATTTACTCCATCTATAAATAATATAAGGATTTGAGCCAATTCCTTTAAAAGTTTCTTCGTATATTTTTGTTTCAAATTCTTTTGTAATAGCACAAAATCTATATTCTTCTTCTTTTGTGTTGTAATAATTTCTATAAACTACTTCAATAATTTCACATTCTTTATCTGGATTTTTACCCATTTCAGTCATAATTTTTTCATCAAAAGTACCTTTTGGATAAGCTACCGGCATTTCAGACATTTTAATCATTCTTCTTCTAAAAATATGATCTACTTTATCATCGTGTCCAGATGTCATACAAACATGAGGAAGTGGTACAGCTTTAAAATTAACTGGGTTCATTGCATCTCCCTCTTCAACAAGCAAAACACCTGTACCTAATGCACAATCTAAGAAAGATTCATGTACTTCTTGTGAAAAGTTTGAGTTTTGAAGTATCTCAAATACATAATCTGTTACTTCATCTAACATTAAATTGACTTCTTTTTCAGTTTCTTTTGGTATTTCACTACCAGCTACAAAATCAGCCCATCTAGCATAGTTTGGTACAATTCCAGACTGTAATCTTGAGGCAAACTCTTGCACGCCTACTACTGCTGTTTCATCAAATATGCGATCTGTACGTTTTCTGCCTGGAGTTTCGGTATAAAAACTCTCTCTTTGTGGTAAAGCATATTCATAGCATTCTTCAAATGTGCCATTCCATTGGTCTTTTACAGACTTAGCGTGTTCGTATCTCTTAAGCAATTGCTTAACAGGAGAATCCATGTAGTTAATTTGTGGTTCGTAAATACTTTCTACTGGCATTATGCACCTAGTGTTTTCTTACTCATTAATGATGGTTCAAGGGCAAAGCCTCTACCTCCTCTGCTACCAGACAATAAAGAACGTCTGCCACGACTACCGTATGTAGCAGCAACTCTTTGCTCATATTGTTGTTGTTTTAAATCAGCAGTCTCTCTTTGAAGCTGTAATCTTTCTCTTCTTCTTTTTTCTTGAGCTTGCTCTTCAATACGAGGATCTGGTGGTGGTGGTGGCGGTGGTGCCTTTGGTCCTCCTCCGAAACTACACATTTTATTTTCTCCTTTCATAAACGCTTTTAGATTTCATATCAAAAACGTTAAAATCTCTTTTTGCTACTCTAGGTGTAGCAGTTTTTTGACCAATGGTCAATGATCTACCCTCCCCAGCACCCAATAACATATATTGCAAAGCATCATGTATATGGGAAAACCTATTTTTGTTAGGTCTTTCATCATATCTTTCCCCTGATACTTGAAGCCTACGGTAATGATATCCGCCATCAAATCCTTTAATTAGATTTATACATTTTGGATCTATCAACATTCCAGATTCTCCATCTATCATTCTTTGCAATGTAGCATTAACACTCTCTAATCGCAATGTTACGTCATTAGAATGTGTTGGTCTGGCGTTAATACCACGTCCTCTAAGTATTTGAAATGGAGTAGATTCATCTGTCTGCGCTCTATGATCGCCAGCTGGATCGCCAAATATAACAAAGTTTCTAGGTAAATACTCTGCCATTTTTTGTTTCATAAGGTCACTAAAACGTAATATACCCATATCTTCTGCGACTAATTCATCAATAATTAACCATCTGCCTCTAACTCTCTGCCCAAATACACAGGCTGGAGTTAATCCAAAGTCAATTCCTACATAAATAGGAGTTTCTTTCATAATAGCTACATCTGATTTAGCGACATGAGTATCTCTTCTAAACATTTCATACACAGGTTTTCCATCTTCAATTTGTCCTAATCTATTTAATACATAAACATCAATCCATGATTTAGTTTTACCTCGTATAATACTTTCATAATAATTTTTAGTTAAGTTTTTGCCGTTTTCTCTTTTATTGTTATTTCCATATGTATCAAGCTTTCCCTCTTTATCCATAATTTCTAACATTGCTGGAGGCTGATTAAAGAATCTCCATGTATCTGGTTTAACTAACATCTTAGCTTCTTGCTTAGTAATATAATCAGGTATTAATGCTTCTCCAGATAGTATTGACCACCAATGATCAGTATCTGGAGGGTTAGTATCAGCTATAACACCATACCAGCTAGGACCACCATCACGCATACTAGGATAACGTCCAACACGCATAGTACAAGCATCAACGATTGACTTAGGTATCTCTCTTGCTTCATTGATCCACACTCCTGTCAATTCTAATGACAATAGTTTCTTTACATCATCTGGTCTATCTAAAGCTAAAAAGATAACTTCAAGCTCAATATCTCCTTTCTTAATCATGTGAGTGTAAGGCACAGACCAGGCAAATCTACCCCAATGTTCTTCTTCAAACCAGTCTAACCAAGTCTTGATAGTAGTAGTTTTAAGTTGCGGGTTAGTATTACGAATAACAGCCCATCTAGATTTACGTTTACCATCTGGACCTTTTTTTTGTTCTAATGCTCTGCGCATTACTTCAATACAACAGCTTACAGATTTGCCGGAACCTACTGGTCCTCTCAATCCTCTAAAAAAAGATTCATCTTTCATAAATTGTTTTAATATTTCGCCGTCTGGCTTATAGGTTAACGATGTCATGTTCTACTGCTAGTTTGTAAAGCTTCTCTAAAGTCAAAGGATTCAAAGATTCTAACACTCTTTCAGCCTCTCTATCAGTAATTGCTTCTTTGGGTAAGTCTTTCATATGACTCATTTTAACAGCCATAACTAATTTTTTCATAGCTGGTTTGTTATACTTTCTAAGTTTTTCTATTGAATGAGCCATTATTTCTTACGACCCAACAAACTCGAAAGAAAACTTTTAGGTTTATTAAATTGGAATCTTTTGTTTACTTCGGCTACCCGTTTTGCATGTGCTTCAACAGTTTCGTTAATACTGGTTCTTCTAGCCATTATACTTTTATTATGTACTGATTGATTATTATATAAATCTCTAGTCGATTTTTTTCCATATAATAATTGTTCAAGAGGTGGAATATTATCTGAACGTACGCCTCTAAATTTTTTGTGTACTCTAATTCCAGTAGGTACTGAGGTTTTAGTTTCTGCTAACATATTCATATATGTTTTGTAATTAGCCATTTCTGGTGGTGTACTATCTTTAAATCCCTCTCTAGCTAATTGTTTATCTTTCAAACTTTCTCCCCGATCAACCCATCTGTTTTGTTTTGCATCCCATTTACCGCCATATTTACGAGAATCAATATATTTTTTATAAGTTTTTTCATTAAGAGGTATGTTTTTATATAATCTTTTACCTCTTTTTATTCCAGTAGTTTGTTTAAATCTACCTTTAAAAAAGGTTACTGGGTTTGTTATACTTTTCAATAAAGTTCTTTTTAATTTTTGTTTAGCAAATGATCCAGCTGTAAAAGCAAATTTACCTAATCTTACTGCTGGATGTATACTAGCTACAGTTAATGCTGTTTCTAGTGGGTTTTCTTTAACGTATGTAAGTAATGAATTAGCCATTATTTTTTAGGTTTTTTAGGTTTGTCTTTTAATAAATCTAGTTGTCTTGATGGGTTTTTAGATCCATCGCCTCCAAATAAAGTGCCTTGTTTAATTTTTATTTGTAATTTTCTTAAGGCATCAACTTGTTGTTTTTGTTCTGCTATAGTCATTTTACCATATTTACTCATTGCTCGTTGAGTAGGAGCTTTTGGACCAGCTGCTGGGTTTCTTAACTGAGGTTTACCATCTACAAAAATAATATCATATTGTTCCATTTTCCCAAACTTTCTCTGTTTTTGAGGACCTATCTTCGTTAGATTGGTGTCATCTCTACGTGGTGCCGCATATATTTTTTTCTCTATTACTTCTGGCTTAGGAGCTACTCTATAACCTTTATTGGCTTTAGCCATGTTACGAGCTGCTCTTTCTTTTAATTCTTGCATTTGATCAATATTTCTTTTTACAGATGCAGTTTCTTTAAAGATTCCATAAGGTCTATCCCCTGTAGCTGTTTTCAAAACAAAAGCTTTACCTGTACTAGTACCTCCTCTTTTAGCGTGCATAAAGGTATATAACATTTGTTTTTTACCTGTTCTGTCTGCTATATCTGTTTGTTTCATTGATTCAGCCATTGTAATTTTTCCAGTTTTGGTATCAATCTTAGTATTTTGCATTGCTGCTGAACCATATTGTTGGTTTTTTACAACATTTTGTATTTTTACTTTATCTACAGCGCCTTTCGATGGTTTTGTCATAGGTTTAACTATTAAACCAATTTTTTTAGCTTCTTCTAAATAAATTTTAGCTGACTTAATTGAACCTGGATCTTTGCTAGAATAAAATAATCTATTTACTTTGTCCCCTTTAGCGGCTACTTGTTTTACTCTATCAGCAAATGTTTCTCTTATTTGTTTAGTTTCATAATCTAAATGGGCTTGAGTTCTATCTACTTTATCAAGTTGAGTGTCAAATTTTTTTGTTTCTAACTGTTTGTAAGCTTCTTTTAATTCTTGTTTTTTTCTAGTAAAAGCTTCAGCACGATTCATTTTTGGGTCAGTAAAAACAGGTCTTGCTCGCTCCGTTGGTGTTTTTACTCGACCCTCAATTAATTCATAACCTTTAATTTTAGAAGCTCCAGAGCCGCTATCTTCTCTATGAGATCCTCTTCTTGCTAAATCTGCTGGTAAATAAGTAGCAATATTGCCCTCTTTATCTACAAATACATTGCCTTTCTTTTTAACAGCTGTCCTAAGCGGTAACTTTTTTCCTTTGGTAGAATAATAAAATTGTTCTGTATTTTCTCTAGCAAAGTTTTTAGTGTTTGGATTTTGACCAGCATCAAATACAGGGGAGCTACCTTTCTCATCTTTGGTTACCTTTTTAGTAATACTAGTTTTAGTGCGAACAAGTTTGTCAGGTCCAATTTTTACTGGTTTACTAACTTTTCTATAAATATTTTTTAACAAATCACGATCAGCTGTTATGTAATCATCTGCTTTTAAGATTGGTCCAACACGATTCATCCTACCCATCAATCCAAATTGTGCTAAATCTGTAAGAGGCTCATAATTGCCCTTAGAAGCCTCATTTACTGCATCAACATAGAATGCACCTGTTACGGCTCTATTTCCGTATTTTGAGGCTATATTGCCTGTCTGTTTGACTATCTTGCGACCAGTACGACCTAATACCTTTTTACCAATCTGTGTAGCGCCATATCTAGCTCCTTGAGATAATAATAGAGGTAATAGTGGTAATGCCATGATTTAGCCCTGTTGATCAATAAGTCCTTTAGCCATTTCTGTTGCAGCTTCTCTAGAATGACCTCTAAGCATCTTCATTTCAATATAGTCTTTGACTCTGCGATTACGATTGGATCTCTTTTCTTTAGCTTCTAGAGCAACAATTTTTTTAGCTTTACGGATGTTCTTTTCAATACTCATTTCTTTTTTTTCATTGGCATCTTCTTAGAAGTTTTCTTCATAGGCGGTCTGCCTTTCTTAGATCCATATGTTCCTTTTCCCATTGGCATATCTATTCTCCTCTCTATATTTGTTTTACGCTCTAAAAATTTTTTTTAAACGCATCAATTACTCCTCTCTCTTTATACCACGAGGTGTTTAGGGTTGTGAAGTACTTTTTGAGGAAATATTGTGTGTAGGGGACTATCTATGACTCCTACGGAAAGATTTTTAAACCCCCTACTAAGTTAAGTCAATGTTGATACTAAAGTTCCCATCTATAAGATGTTGGTGCTTATCTGGAGCCTTAAATCCAGCACGGTCTAAGATATCCTTGCTAGCTTCAAGACGTACATACTCTGAGTTCGCCCCATCAGATAGATTAACAATGGTGTTGATAGCCTTAGTACTGCCTAGTGCTATCTTCTTTTGTACTTGTGCCATCATGTATGCCTGTACTTCTGGTTTATGTAGCATACGAGAGGCAGATACACGACTAGAAACACCCTTGTATCCAGCGAGCTTTGACGCCTCTGTTATAGTACATCCTTTAGCTACGATAGTATCTACAAGTAGCTTTGCTTTATTGCTTATAGCCATTGTTTATATATAACAGAGTCGGCAAGATTATTCTATTTCTTTTTTTGTGCGAGCAAGCTCGCTGTCCAACTAAGTTGTGGTTTTTTTTTCTCAATGCTATGTAATTTATCACACGTCTGTGGTGTGTCAAAACAAAGTGAATCGACGCAATCTCTTTGTCTTGTTTGAACGTTTGCGTCGGTTTTGACACATCCTCGTCGTGTGATAGCTACTGTCTTGCATTGAGTAAATAAAACTCTTTGTAATTAAATAAATAAACGACGCTTAGCGTCAGGAGTTCATTATGAACAATAAATCAGTAAATAAACTTGTTGATCTAATACTCAAAGAGTCAGGACTAGATAAATTACCTGGTCAAGAAGACATTAGAATATATGTTCTTAACGCTGTTGAGAATTTGTATGCGAGACTCTTTGAGAGAAACTTTAGCATATGTAATAATCTTGATAAGCCTCAGACCGACGCTTATGGTAAACCCATAGTTAGAAGATACTCGGCTAATCAAGATAGATTGCATGCTAATGCTCATATGCAACGTAATAAAATGTTAGAACTTGGCATTGATATCATTGCAAAAGAGTGTCGAGCTGACCTTGATAGCAGATACAAAAAAGTAAGCTAGTTATCTAGCACACGAAAGAGTCACTTTATGTGGCTCTTTCACTTGGCGTTAGCCAAGTCAACTCAACGGAGGCAGCAAATTGCTGTCAATCAACTATTATTTATTATAAAATAGTAGAATATATATAGAAAACAAGGAGACAATTATGTTTGAAAAACTAGACATATTAACTCAGCTGTTACATCAGGCTGATAAACTAAACGACAATAACATTAGGTATCTACCAGATGAACATAAGAATACATCGCTTGAATCAGGAGCTAGATGTGATATCTCTTACCATCAAGGATATAGAGATGGCATTCAATCTATCTTATCTTTGATTCGTATAGACTATCAGATTGAGCGTGATGATATGGAAGATAAGTCTGACCGCATGTATCTAGAACATCTAAGAGATAGATGTAGAGATTGGTGCAATGTAGAAACTAAAATGTTAATTGATGTAAATCATATGACTAAAGAAGAATGTATTACATTTCTTAAAGATGAAGGAGTGTGGGATAAATAAGAAACTGCCAGGCTGACTGAGTCTGGAGTATCTGTGGGATAGATAGGTTGGGAAGACAAGCCCCATGGGACTTCCTATCTATCCTTAATGAATTAAACGACCTAGTGGCATGCGTTA